GTGCGGGAGTGGATTCAGGCAGTCCAATTGACCCTCAACATCGGCAATCATCAGTTATGTAGGAGTGGGCAGGGTTGTCCTGTTGGTACTCCTCAGTGTCGCCAGTGTCTGGACTTCGAGATCGCTAATCCGGCAAAGCGGGATTGCCTGCCTACTTTGGGGGCAACCTCGGTCGGGCCAGTGTTCACGAAGTGCCATACATGGCGGCAATGTAGGTGCAACGCGATAAAAGCTCTTCGGTGTAGGCATTTGGTGCCACGCTTAGAACCAGTTCGAGGGTTTAGACGGTTCCGCCTTTACTGGGACAAAGCACTGCCTGCTTTGTCCATTCTTTATGCTGACATGGCCCACGTCCAAGAATCTTGGATCGATAGATGGCCGATGCCGAAGCAACAAGCTATACGACATAGTTTGTTGTTAGACCAGTATGAACCTGGCAAGACCTACTGTATGGTGAAGAGGGAAGTGGCGGCTCACACCGGTAGTAGTAGGCCTCGCGGGATTCAACCAATGGTGAACTTAGGGACCCAAGCTCGTACGGGTCCTCGTAGTTCGCGGTTCCAGAAAAGTGTTTGTGAGCTCTTCCGTGGTTTCGAGTTGGCGCCCGGGATTCGGTGCACCATCTCGAGCGGGATGAACTCGGATGACATTTCTCTGTGGGCCAACCAGGTAATACTGGGCAAGACTGAGTACTGGGTCTATGAGCGTGATGCTAAGTCTTTTGATGCCACTCTGGGGCGTAAGCATCACAACCTAGTTCAGTTTTGCTATCGGTCTCTCGATCCAACGCTGGCCGATTGGATGGAAGAGAGCTATGTCACGAAAGGGTACGTGAAGCGCACTGATGTACGCTATACTGCTGTTGGGACAACGCGATCCGGGTTCAATGGGACCACGATCGGCAATAGCATCGTTAACCTAGCGATTATCGTGGAGTCGATGGTAGCTTGTGGCTACACCGGCGACGTGATAGTCGTTGGGGACGATTGCTTAGTCGTGTCGGAGTGTCCGCTGGATGCCGGTCGGCTGGCGAGACTCGAGAGGAATTATGGGATTGAACCGGTGTCACGAGTGTTCCGTGACATCACCGACTCAAGTTACACGTCGGCGCTATTCGTGCCGACGAGGAACGGTCTCCGGTTTTGCCCTAAACCCGGGAGGGTTATGGCAAGGCTGTGGTGGACCGTAAAGCCCCCTGGTGACAAAAAGTTGGAACAGTATCGATGGTCGGTGAGGCAGTGCTTGAGCCTCATGCATACCATGCCTGTCGTTCGATCTTTGTTATTGCCTCTTCGAGAGCCTCGCGTTGTCAATACGGGATATATGTACTGGGTGTTTCGCGGTTGCCAGGAGGCGTTCGACGATGTTACTATGGATTGGTTCTGTGAGCGATATGCTACAGTCCCAAGTGAAGTGAGAGAAGTCGAGTGCCTCCTCGCAAAGTACGCGGAACAGAGGGTGTTCATCTCACACCCTCTGATAGACAGAATGATGGATTTGGACAACGCTGACTTGTCTGATCGAACGGAAATCCACTATCTTCGCGGAGGTCACGCAAAGGCGGTCCGCAGCCTTGACCAGAGCCGCGCGGGAAGAGTTACGTTGGTAGCTTCTTTACGAGATGGCAGTCGATTTCGGCGTTCCGAGTACTCTGTACAATCAGATTCGAGAAAGGTTGACCAAATTCGGCATGGACGCGGCGAAAGCCAGCGACGCGCTGAAC